GAAGGTGAGCGGCGCGACTATAAGTGCGCCCAAGAGCGGCTTACACACCATGGTTACTTGGATCGAAAGATTCATCACAACCTATCGTGCATACACAACAAACAGCTAACTTATCGAAACCAATCGATAGTTGGATGTACGTTCTTTCACGATCCGAAGATCCTATGTCTTCTACTCAAGTGGGTGTGAGAGATGTTACAAACATCTTACTCACACACCAATCCCAGTAGAATGGGTGCTCGTCTCAAGACACTCAGACAAAGGACTTCCCATGTGCAAAGTCTACTCTCGGACACGACCAACGTCGTAGTCCCTCTCACTAAATCCTCAAACGGATACCTCCGGGTCCTTCATTCCCATGAAGGATACAGTCGTGATGAGTACGCCTAACACGTCGTCACCGTCCACTCGTGCGGGACCTTTTGCGCGGGATCGCAGGATGCAACATCACTGCGTCGAACGGCAAACCGCTTCGACAATTTACCCCATTCCCAGGCTTCTGCAAGGAAGTCAGGAAAGGTATCGTCGTCGTAAACAGTCGCCATTCCACCGCTATAATATGCTTCTCCAAGCATTATAGCCGAGGTTCGCGGCATCACAAAAGGTGTTCTCCACTTTGGAGAGTCAGAACCAGGACACACATCATAGTGCATCTTGAACTTTCTCAACAAAGTGTTCTTGTGACACTGGCAATCTGTTGCACGGAACTTATGCAACAGCAGGGTCTTTCCACAAGACCCTTCCTCCTCAAAGCCAAATCCACCTTGCTCCTTCGGCAAGTGAAGATCCAAAGGGATAGCTGAAAAGTATCTCTGAAAGCTCTTTACATAACGGCCCAGATCGACCTTCAGTCGCTTACACCTCAAGTTCATTTGCTTGAAGTTATCAGCAGCTGATTGCCAAAATGCGTACGCCGAGCGATCATCAACCTTCTCTGCCACGTTGACTTCACAATCAACATTACTACCCTTCTTACGGCCAACTAAGATTCCCAAGTTGCAATACCCCACATCATGGGCTATATATGCAACATACTTAGTATACACATCGGAATACATCTGAGAAAAGACATCAGATGTCACTTCGAGTTTACTCTGTTCTACAGCTCTTGTTCTTATCGAAAGATAGCGAGAGTTGATCATGGCGAATTTGTCAGAGACGTAAGTCTTACCAACGCTTTCCACCAATCCCACCTCACCAATTCTCGACTTCCACTCACTATAGAGGGAATCTGGTCCGATTAGGAGACAATCATCCCCATTAACCAGAAGTGGCAGGTCGTCAAGGCTAAACCGACGACCCCAGACCTTCTCCAACACCATCCGACAGATAGCGGCATTAACACCGCACAAAATCGGAAAGGAGCAAGGATGCCCCATAAGCTGCCCGTTCAACATCTCGACGTCATCAAACGTCGATGTGATCTCTTCCTGTCCAGGGAGCGATGATA